AATCCAGCAACCAGTGGTTAACCGATGCAGATGTAAGAGCAGGCTGATGCTCATGCCCGTCGTGCGAGGCCAAAGCGTTGAGGGTCTTCCTCTAAAACAGGTCAACTCGGATTCAGCAACCGAATCTGCATCATCAGCCCGCAACCTCACGGAAGCGGGCTTTTTCATTTCTGACGGCGTGATATAGTTCTGGCATCTATCAACCTTTCGTGACAGGCGAAAATAAATGACTCCTGAGCAGCAATTACTCTTTGATCATCTGACCGAGCTTCAGCAGCGAACGGCTACTGGAGTTCTTGCCGGGATGAGCCAAAGAGCCGCTTATTACGCTGCTGGCGGGACGACCAAAAACGAAAAGTCAGCCGATGCGATTGTTTCTCGAATGCTAACCGACGCTAAGGTTTCGGCATTCATGAATGCGATGAAATTGCAAGCGGTTTCTGACGCAATTATGAGTCGTGAGGAGGCCATGAAAGTCCTATCTCTGATCGGCCGAACGCACCTGAAAGACATCGTTAAGTTCCGCACCGTCAACATTGGCAAGGATATGGAGACTGGCGCCGATCTTAACCAAACGGCCTGGGAGATTAATGCCGGCCTGCAAGAGACTGACAGCGAAAAACTAATCATTATCTCCGAACTTGAGGTCGGGAAAAACGGGCCGAAGATCAAGACGCATTCGCCGGTTGCCGCCATTGCGCAACTTGCCAAAATGAATGGCTGGGAAGCAGCACAGAAATTCGAACACGCCGGCCCTGGTGGCGGGCCGATCAAAGTCCAGGATGTCACTGAGATGTCCGACGATGACCTTGCTGCGATGATCAATGGTGACGCCTAAACAATTAGCAGCCCAAGAGCTGCTTAAGCGCAGAAGGGCCCGAAGAGGCCTTCTCGACTTCATTCGATACCTCGACCCTGAGTATGTCGTCAGCGACTTTTCGCGGATGGTCTGCGATGCTCTCGAAAGGTTCCTAAATGACCAAATGGCTGGCTTACGGCCCGTACTTGTCCTCCAAGCCCCCCCGCAGCATGGCAAGTCTCAAATCGTTAGCCGTTATCTTCCAGCATGGCTTTTTGGTCAGAATCCAGACTTGTCTATCGGCGGCCTGTCTTACGCCAAAGATCTGGCATCCGACATGAACCGAGACGTGCAAAGGATCATGCTTAGTCCGGAGTACAAAAGACTATTCCCGGAGGCTGCTCTAAACTCGAAACGAGTTGTAACCATTGAGGTTGAGGCAAAGCGCAATAGCGATGTGTTTGAGATTGTCGGGCATAAAGGTCGATACGTAAGTGCTGGCGTAGGGGGGCCGCTGACCGGCAAGAGGCTTGACATTGGCATTATCGACGACCCCATCAAGAATGCCCAGGAGGCGCTTAGCGAGGTTACAAAGAACGGCATTTGGAACTGGTACATTACGACCTTTGGAACGCGCTTGAGCAAAAACAGTGGGCAGATCATTATGGCGACCAGCTGGGCGCAGGACGATCTCTCTGGTCGGGTGATTGAGTCTAATTCCCGTGCAAAGGTGATGAAGTTTCCGGCCATTTCTGAGGACGGCCTTGCTCTTGTGCCGGAGCTTCACCCAATTGACAAGCTGTTAGAAACCAAGTCGTTGATGTCAGACTACTTCTGGTCTGCTATGTATCAGCAAAGCCCCAAAACACTAGGCGGTAACGTATTTAAAGACGATGGCATTCAATACTATCTGCCAAAAGATTTGCCGGAAAAGTTTGACACCATGATTGCCAGCTGGGACTGCACCTTCAAAGACACTGACGGCACCGACTTCGTTGTTGGCCAGGTCTGGGGCAAGAAAGGTGCCAATTCCTACCTACTGGCTCAGATCCGTGCGCGCATGTCGTTCACCAAGACTGTCGCCGCAGTGGACGAGTTGCACGTTGCATGGCCTCGCGCCCGCAAGATCCTGATAGAAGATAAGGCAAACGGGCCTGCTGTAATTGATACGCTCAAGGCGCATGTTCCCGGCATTGTCCCCGTAGAGCCTGATGGTTCTAAGCTCGCCCGTGCTCACGCCGTCACTTCCTATTGGGAGGCCAAGAACATCTGGCTACCCCATCCAGATACGGCTCCATGGGTTAAGGATTTGGTGTCAGAGCTTACGGCGTTCCCGGCTGCCGCCAATGACGATCAGGTTGACGCCCTCACTCAGGCATTGCGCGAGCTGTACCCATTAATCGGTCGCATGAAGATTAGTCCGGAAGCACTCGCCAAAGCCGCAGGACGCCGATAGACTGACCGCTAACCAACTTGGCAGGAGAATTGCAATGGCTGACAAAGAATCCAAAGTTGTAGAGGTCGCCGAAGAATCGCAGGCGGTGAAAAATCTGCTGTCCGTGATTGAAGCGCTCGGCGATACCATGAGCGTGGCAGATCGCGCCAAGTATGACGACCTTCTGGCCCGCGCTCGGGCTGCTGACAAGAAGGGTTGAGCCATCATGGCATCAGTGATCGGTGAGCTGCATGTGAAGATTCTTGGAATCCAAGAGCTTGATAATTTGCTGTCAGTGATGGGCGCCAATCTTAATCGGCTGCCGCCTGATGTTGTTGCCGCATATTCGCTATTCGTGCGCCAAACTCCGAAACTGGAATTGGTTGTAGACAACCGGGAAGACCCCAATGGCTAAGCGCGACAAAGAAAAAAAGCCGAAGAAGGCCAAAGCGGACGTCAAGCTCGTGAAGCCTCGGCGCGACCCTCAGTTCAAGGCCAAGCCACTGCCGGCGCCCAAAGAGCTAACGCTAGCTGACCGCTCGCGCAATCTGCGCATCGCCAAATCGAGGGCTGCCGATAAGCCCGCCACTGCCGGCCCGCGCTTCCCGCTCAAGCCGCCAGACCTGATGCCTGGCGTGGTTCCTGCCGGCTCAACTCCTGCCGTGGCAATGGACTACTGCCCTGGTGTATACGAGTTCGCTGGCCAAGCCTATGCGTTCGATCCGAACTTCCAGGGCTTTCCTGGCTATCCATACCTGGCAAACCTGGCAACTCGCGCCGAGTATCGAGCATTCGCCTCGACAATGGCATCTGAGCTATTTCGCGAGTGGATCAAGATCAAATCCAAATCGGCCGATGAAGCCGAAAAAGCCGTTGATGACGGGCGAATCGCCGAACTCGAAAAAGCGATTGAAGAATACGACCTGCGCGGCGTCTTCCAGCGCGTTGCGGCACAAGACTGTTTCTTTGGTCGTGGCCAGATCAGCATCAACATCAAGGGTGCCAACGATGAGCTGCCGCTGGTGCTGTCGCCGAAGACCGTCAAAGTTGGCAGTCTGACTAGCTTCACGACCGTAGAGGCCATCTGGACATCGCCAAGCGCCTACAATGCCATCGACCCGACTGCGCCAGACTTCTACAAGCCTCGTGAGTGGTTCATGCTCGGCAAGCGAGTTCATGCGTCACGCCTGCTGTCTATCGTCACTCGACCACTCCCTGACATTATGAAGGCGGCATTCAACTTCAGTGGCATGTCGCTAAGCCAGCTGGCCGAGCCGTATGTGAACAACTGGCTGCGCACTCGCCAATCGGTCAGCGACCTGATCAACAACTTCTCGATCACTGCTCTCAAGACCGACATGGGTCAGATGCTCCAAGGTGATTGCGACGGCTCGGATGTGCTGAACCGCGCTGACTTCTTCACGCTGACTCGCAGCAATCGCGGGCTGATGTTGCTGGATAACGCCAATGAAGATCTGGTGCAGCTCAATACTCCGCTGTCTGGCCTGCATGAGCTGCAAGCGCAATCGCAAGAGCATATGTGCTCGGTGTCGCGAATCCCCGCCATGATCCTTACGGGTATCTCCCCAAGCGGCCTGAACGCCTCCAGCGAGGGCGAAATCCGCGCTTTCTACGACTGGATCAGCTCGCAGCAGCAATCCTTCTACAAGCATCCGCTCGACATCTGCATCAAGCTGCTGATGCTGAACCTATGGGGCGAGATCGACGAGACGATTACCTTTGAGTTCAATCCGCTGTGGCAGACCAGTGCGCTTGAGGAAAGCCAGATCCGGCTGAATAACGCCAATGCCGACACCGCTTACCTGGATCGCGGTGTTGTGAGCCAGGAAGAGGTTCGCGACAAATTATCGAAAGATCCTGAGAGTGGGTATGCGGGGATTGATCCTGGCGAGGTGCCTGAGCCGGTCGAAGGTGAGCTAGACGAGTTCGGCAATCCAATTAGCGCTTCCGGCGAACCAGATAGTGCCGAGGAGAGCGACAGCACCGACAAAAGCACGCAGCCACCGATCAGGAGTCGCAGCACTCAACACAAGGCGGCCGAGTAATGGCAGCGCCGTCGCCCAAGCCTAAGACCGCTAGAGCAATCCACGCCAACAAAGGCGTGGAAGTTGCCTACCGCAAAGAACTAGACAAGCTGATCGCCGAGATGTCGAATAGCTTTGAATACTGGTTATCTGCGGCGTACAAAGCGAATCCTCCGCGCATGGAAACTGCTATCGCGCAAGACGCCCTCCCCTCGTTGGAGCTGTCGAAGAAGATCCGCGACATTGGCAAGCGCTGGATCAAGAAATTTGATGACATGGCCGGCAAAATTGCTGCCAAGTTCACCGAGTCTGGGCGAAAGTCTACTGACTCGGCATTCAAGTCCGCGCTCAAGGATGCCGGCTGGTCGGTCGAGTTTCAGATGACGCCGGTCATGCGTGATGCGATGAATGCGACGATTGCGGAGAATGTCTCGCTGATTAAGTCGATTCCGCAGCAGTATCTGACCGATGTCGAGGGTATCGTGATGCGTGGGTTTACCCAAGGTCGTGACCTGAAGACGATCAGCGATGAGTTGCAATCGCGTTATGGCGTCACGAAGCGTCGGGCTGCATTGATTAGCCGCGATCAGTCGAACAAACTGACGGCAACTGTCACGCAAGCCAGGCGCGTCGAGCTGGGCTTGTTCGAGGCTGAGTGGGTTCACTCAGGCGGCGGAAAAGAGCCGCGCCAATCCCACGTCAAGGCTGGCAAGGATCGCAAGCGGTTTGATGTGCGTGTCGGGTGCTTGATTGATGGCGCCCATATTCTGCCTGGCCAGCTCATCAATTGCAGATGCTCCAGCAAGACAGTCCTCCCCTTCTGACTTGACATAGTGATTAAGTAGAGCCATAGTCTCCTGGCGTCGATTTGGCGTAATGACAGGAGAATTATCATGAGCGGCATTCCAGAAGCGGACAGTCCCGCATTCCCTACAACGGTTGAAAACTGCCTGATCACTGGCGAGCAAGGGATCTCGATGCGGGATTACTTTGCGGCTCGTGCGATGGCCGCATTAACACCTGTTTATTGGGAGGATTTTGAGGGCTACGAATCTGGCGCAGCCCTGAATAAGTGCCTGTGTGAAACTGCGTATGAAATGGCCGACGCGATGCTTCTGGAGCGTGCAAAATGAGCAAGCATACGCCTGGGCCTTGGCGCCATGATGGCGATGGTGATGTTTTCGGGGCTGATGGATCAATAGTTGTTATCGGCCATAGCGGCCAGCGCGCCATTCCAGATGATGATGATGCCAACCTGATCGCCGCCGCGCCGGATCTGCTCAAGGCATTGGAAATGTGCATTGCGTGGATGGGTGACCGCAGAGACATCACGCCAGAATCAATTGACGCATGGGTAAAAGGCCGTTACGCCATCGCCCGAGCAAAAGGAGAATCCCAATGAGCGCATGTCCAAAATGCTCTGGCGCCGATCTGCGTATTCTTTTCATTCCTCGCGGACACCTGATCGACCACTCTGGCCGCCAGAAGATCGAAAGCGAATTCATCACTTCCAACCAATACGACTTCTACTGGCAACATGTGGCCGCAAAAGACCATTTGCGCAAGCACTGCCGTACCTGCCAGTTTCAATGGCTTGAAAATACTGCTGATGCAAAAGGAGAATCCCAATGAAACTGGTTGATATTTTGGCGCGGGAGTTGAAGGAGTGGCCGGAATTCGCGATCTCCTGCGTGCAGGACGAAGATCGCGAGGTGAGGTTTTATGGTGAGTCCAAATACAAGTTGGATGGCGATTTCTTCGCAAGCGAGCTGGCCGACAAAGACGATGAGGTCTATTTATCTGACGGGATTCCATACGCTGGAAAGGTCACCCGCGCCGAATGGCAGGCCGCAGTTGATGCGCTGAAAATTCAGGAAGGCATTGACAGTGCGGATACCGGGCCATGCAAGCCGATCAATCAAGTCAAGGCTGAGTGGGAAG